ATCTAATACACCGTTAATGCGCCCGCTTGATGATACTGTGTTAAATAGAGATGAGGTGATATAAGGAGTATTTATCAATATAGGTGATCCGAATAAAAACGAACCTGCCCACATTCTCCAGTCAGTAGGGGCAATGTGAGTTTCAATAGTAATCCTATTATTGACATTTACCCCATCAATAAGCTTTCCATTAACAATGGATTTGGCTTCCCATAACATAAAAATGGTGATTGGTTGAGTTATCGTAAAACCGGTAAATGTGTCGGTTTGCATAAAACCATTGACGCCATCAAAAAGTATAACATTTAACCCGTTTATGGTGTTTAAATCAGTGATAGGCCGATTGGCTGGCGTCAATTGTTCGGCGTCATTTCCATCCGGAGATTTATCTTCCCAGATATTTACAGCCCCGCCAGAGTCAATAATAGTAGAAATGTCCGCCGCATCTAACCATACCATACACCCGCTTAATTCTAATGGGGAAGAAATAATAGGAATAGTAGAATCAGAAACTTGAATTATAGGGTTAATGATAGGGCCAATAATAGGGCCAATGATATTATCAACAATCATATTAGTTCTTTCATCATACGATATAAATTAACTAAGCCTTAGCAGATTCGCCAATACCCCGAATCGTGCAAAACATGAGTAACCACTCGTCACGCTCCTCGAAGTTTTCAGCCATCATAATATCAAACCTTCGGTCGCCTATTTCTATCCAGGTCTCTGTCGTAACTGTCTCATCAAACCGGATTGTTATTTTATGTGTTATGTTAATGTCCGTACTAACACCATCAAAGACGGTCTCCCCTATATTCGTTTCAATTTTTGCCCATACCTCTGATGCATCTTGAAAATCCTCATCAAAATCAACATCGCCGAAAACAGGCGCAACAATATCCCTGTTTTGCAATGTGATGAGTGTATCCAGATCACCGATACATACTTTACGGTGCGGGCGTTTGATGAATTCGCAACGAGGCATGGTTTAGGTCACTCTGGTCAAAGTCATGGAGAAATCATCAAAGGTCGGGTTTGATGAGCCGGTAGAATTAGCTGCATAAGCCTGGATTGTGTCATTTTCATTTAGCGTAAATACCCCCGTGCTTGTCAATGATGAGGCTTTGGAGCTTAATGACGCTGTAATTGTTTTGGTTGCAGCGGTGCCGTTAATACCAATAGCTATATTTATATTATCTCCATTATCCGCGGTTTCCGTTGCCGCCATTTCTATTTTAAATTTAGCAGTCACAGAGCTTAAATAAGTTATCAGGCCACTTGACGATACGCTAAATCTCTCGGTTACATCAGAAGACCAATTCGGCCCACCAACTATCACAAAAACACCCTGGACAGCAATACCGACGCTCCTGGGTGAGGTTAAAAACGTATCGGCTACTTTAGTACTATCTTCTACTGGCGGGCAATTTAAAAACTCATACCTTAGATCTGATATAGTAATACCACTAAGCGGCGTAATAGAACCTAAAAATTCACTATCTCTAATATGCGCAATAATGCCGGTCTCAATATTCGCAGAGGATGAAAGACCGGATATACCCGTTGCACCCGAGGGGCCGTCAATAACAAGATCATCAATCCTAAAAGATTCTTTTATTAAAACAGATCCTAAATCCAACCCGATGAATGTGTTTTCGCTGGTAAAAAAATCAACTGCATTCATCGATAGTTTATTTAATTCCACCCCAGCTAGCGTTATCCCGTCTTCCATGCCTGTCCCTGCCGACGCGCCCGAAACAACACACACATCCATGTCAACAATATTGAGGGCTGTGAATGTCCCCCATTTTTTAGCTGCAAGTGCTGATGGGCCGGATGAAAAAGCGAAACAATTTTTATGAGAAATTACACTGGTGTTAAGAGCAGACGTGTCTTCAAAACAAAATATTTCACTTGCATCAGGACATCTCACTGCTAAATTAACGGCTGAAAAAAACTCCACATCTAAGCCGGTAAACATCGCCTCTGTGCCGGTATATTCCCAGACCTCATCGATCATAAATGATGGGCTTGATATGGTTACTCGTTTGGATACAATAAATCTTTTGTCAGTCGATATAGCCGCTCCACGAACATAATTTTTACCCTCTTCCAGAATAATCATTGTTGCGTCCTGAACGGCAAAGTCAGAAACGTCATTAATGATAATCTGGTTTTCCGGCGAACCCCCAGCCCCGGCAAGCACAATATTTTGTAACGTTGCCTGTTTGCTTGTCCCGCTCGCACCGCCAGTGAGGTCAGAAATATCGACAACGTGCATGAGATCGGCCGCGTCCGGATCAGGCAACACTCCTCTTTCTGTTAATCTTTGATCTACCGCCATGATTAATTTAGTTCGTAATTATTACCATCTTCAAAAATATAATTACTTTCATCATCGAAAATAAAGTTATCCGGCAAAATAACATCCAGGCCGTCAAAGAATGTGGATCCAGGTGATAAAGCGATTATTCCGTTGCCACGTATAGAGCGCATCCAGATACGACTCAATGGCTCCAGGGTATATTTCAATACCTCGTGCGGGGTAAGGTGATGCCCTGAGCGTTGCGTACTATCGGGCTTACTATTTGCCTCGACATAAGAAATAAGCGTGTCAGTTATATTTGAAATATGTCCGCGTTTAGCAACAGACACCTCCGTCCAGTCATCCTGATTTAAACCGATAAATACCGTGTCCGCCATGATGTGATTTTTGGTTATTGCAAAATATCACAAAAAACATTGGACGTTGATCCACCGGAACCCGTCAACTCTACCCTCAACTTTAAACTTTGAGGCAAATAGTCAATCTTTACGCTTGAGTCGGTTGTAAATCCACCGTCCGGCAAGGCGGCAAAACGATCCAGTGAATCTTGCTTGCTTGCCGCCTGTATTGTTACCGTGGCCCCGTCAAAATCATCTGCCCGTATATTAACAATGGCGCTGCCACCTCTACTGATAAATTCATCGCTTATTACATCAGCCGACACATTGTTAAGTAATATTGTCATTTCCCCACCTTTTAAACGCGTGATATTCTGAATTGATCATAAATAAAAGCAGACCCTGAGGATCTCGCAGAATCTTTCATATCCGAACAATCACCCCTATTGCTATATAAATTTGTTACATGCAATTTAATGGCAGTAATGATCTCATTGATGCAGCGATATGCTTTTGTCGTAAAAGTTATCTCAATAGCCTGTTCCCTGTCGTCGGTGTCTGTTGGCCAGTCTTTATCATCAAACAAAAGTATCTCCGAGCTTTGCGTTAATTTTTTCAAGTAATAATCCGTACTGGTTACGGTTACTGGCAGCTCATCCACCAGATGCGTTACGCTATCAACCACATCAACCGGATCACGTTTAAGTTCAATGCGCTCTGTTTCAAAAGCATGATGAAACGAACCGGTGGTGATGTGATTATGTTGCATGGAAAATCGCTCAGAACTATTACCAGCATCAGAAAACGAATCAAGTAAGAGCTTCCACTGATTGACCCTGAATTCCCTGCCGGTATATTTCTCACCAAATTCTGTGGCTGAATCAATTAATGTTTGTAGTAACGCATCTTCAGCTGCATTAAGAGTTCCTTTTTTTAAAAACGTCTTCATTTCAGCCAATGAAACCGGCGATACCCCAAAACTAACTAGTGTATAAATCTGACTCAAGGCTCAACCTTCGGCGTCCTCTTTATCCCTTTTCGCTGGATTATTTTCCGACTTTCTTTTTACTTGCTTGGGAGGTTTTTTTTTATCTATTGCTTGTTCATTATCAGTTTTGGTAAGAATTCGGCATTTACCTTTCCCCTGTAACACATAAGCCATAGAAATAGACAGGGTAACCTTATCCCCTTTGACCGCCTCTATTTGAGGCAGCCACGGCTCCTGCGCCCATCGTCCATTCTTTAATACCTCAACAACTACCTTCTCCTCGGGTAACGGCATAATGAAACCTCACGTTATTTAATGAATTATTGCGCTACCGGTGCAGTATGCGGATGTCCAAGAATGGCAATGGCGGAAAACTCACCAACAGGTGTATTTGTGCCTACCAAGGACATTCGCTGATAACGTTTCTTACCGATTGAGCCGACTCGAATAGTTGTGTCGTCATCAGCGGCAACAAACCCAGTCAACGATCCTAATGTTTCATCCTCAGAAACGGCAGTCACATCTATACTAAAACCCGCGTCATCACTCTCTTCCAAAAGGATCGCAAAATCACCACTTGTGATAGTGTGCGATTGGGCAATAAATTCTATAGATTGAAATACCCCCTCATCTCCTCCTGTGTCGATGACTGCACCATTCGTAAGCGCACCAGCACTACCTGTAAATACTAACGCCACCCTGTCATCGATATTACTATGCAGATCAAATTCAGACATATTGTGTATCTCCTAATAAATGATTATTGTACTTACTGTACTTTAAGCAATTGGATCGCTTCCGGAAGCGTAACCTGTCCATAGTTCCAACGGTTAATTGTGAACTCAACGATTGCTTGTTTCTTTCGTGTAAATTCATCACGGATCACACTCATCCCAGTTCGATCAACGATGGTGTAGCCTGACTGAAGGTCTGCAAAGGCAATTGGGAATGCGCCATCTGCAATTTTAGGCATATCTTCTGCTATCAAATAATCAAACCCATTTAGCGTGAGTGAAACAGGGCCATTCAAGCCCGGTTGCCAGAGAAAATTATTGTGATCTGCTTTTAAGGTTCTAAGAAAGGCCAGGGTGGTGCGATTAAACAGATATATCGGCCGGTAACCTTGCTTCAGGTCGCCTGTCATTAAAATAACATCAGTGGCCGTGACAGTATCATCCTCTTCAGTTACGCGAGCATTTGCAACCACGCGTGGATCAGCAATAAAGCCAGCTGGTTTTTTAATACCATCACCAACGACGAAGTTATTTCCTTCGCCTTTTGAAAACGCTTCGCCGGAATCGCGCATTATTTCTGATTCCATATCGAATGCAGCGTCTTGAAGCATGTCTATTGTTATTGGCACATTAACTGTCTGGCGGAACGTAGTTAGCGTTTCGCTACTGTAAGTAGTTGCGTCGTCTTCATTAGATTCTGCTTCACCTTCATAAGTTGCGACCAACAAACTATCGCGGATAGGCATTTCCAAAGCTTTACTGACAATAGTTCTGACGCGAGCAACAGAACGGATGTTTGATATTTCCGTAATCTTTCTGGTTATTTCGGAGTCCATTTCTGTCGTGGTCAAAAATCCACCTGAGGTATCACTGTCTGTTCGCAGGAGTGCTTTTTCTTCAGAATCCATGCGGTCAATACCTACTTTACAAAGTCGGTTAAGTGCTTTGTATTCCTCAGATTCCTTGTAGTTTTTCTTACCTCCTTTGTCGCCGGAACGTGCTAACTCAATTTCAAGCACATCCATCCGTTCCTGCAATTCTGCCTCACGAACTCCAGCGGATTTTATGCTGGCTAGATTTGTTTGATTTTTTTCCTCTTGCTCGTCGAGGAATTTTTCGATCTTATCGACCTTGTCTTTATCAATGGATTTACTCTCAACTTCACTGCGGAGGGCTGTAACGGCTTCCATCACATCTTGGATGGCTTGCTGATCTAATGTGTCAGGCATTATAAAAACTCCTATTCGGTTAAATTTCAATTACACGGACTGATCAGCATCACACCGACCGCATAAGTGGCATCGCACCACCCGAATTGCCCTACATTTTTTGTGGTTTACTTATTTCTGTTCTACTATTTTCCTATATTTAAAAAGTACAACTATCTTATGACTTGGGGTTTGACTTAACTTTTATTCTTTTTTTTTGCCCTTGTCAACATATTAACCCATTAGGCGTATTCTTTTTCTATTGTTCCCGTTACTTATTTTAAATAATTACTTTACAATTCACGCACTATAGTACTATACTTGTAAGTACAGATTAGATATTAATACATAAGGAGTAAATAAAATGGATAAAGCGTTAACCGAAGAAAATAATGGAGGTAATAAATCATGAATCCTGAGTTGGCAAAAAAATGGGTTAATGCTTTAGAAAGCGGTGATTATTCACAGGCAAAGGGCGCTTTAAAGCAGGCAGTAAATGGGAAAGATTGTTTTTGCTGTCTGGGTGTTTTGATGGATATATCGGGAAAACCGATAATCCCTAATCAACAACTTCCTACAGGTGAGCAACAACTTGAGCTTGGCTTATCGCGTAATGCAGTTCAGTTGCTAAGTAGTTTAAATGATAATGGCATAACTTTTAACAAAATAGCTGTGGCCATAAAATATCATTATTGGCATGGAGAAAAAATTAGTTTATAAATCAAATACATGTCAATTGTAGACCATAACAAACAGGTGTAGCCTTTATATACGAGAGGCTGGCGTGGGAGGCTCTCCTTATGACGCAATGACTAAGCCATGCTATGTGCTCTGTTATAGAGGCTGCACCTGTTTGTTATCCAATTTAAGAGGGTTATTGATATGACTACTAGCTTTATGATTGCGAAACTTGCGGAACGTTCAGGTGAGAAAATAGAAGTTTTAGATTTGGCTAAACTAGACCAACCTTATCGTTGCCACATTCGTTTATTGGACAAATCACATTGGATCCGGCCTAAAGTTACATTGCGACCGGATATGGTCTCAAACAACCTTATATACTTAGGTGGAACGCCGTCGGACGAATGCGAGATTGACTGGTACCGTGCCGAGGATGTTCAGATATTGGCTGTATTAGGCAAAGCCAAACAAGAGGTAAATTATGACTCCTGAACTCCAAGAAAAATGGGTGCGTGCGCTTACTAGTGGTGATTATATCCAAAGTAGGGGCTGTCTTAAAAGAGATGAAATCACGGCAGACGATGAGCCAGACTCGATTCCTTGGGAGAGTTATTGCTGTTTGGGTGTTTTGATGGATATATCGGGAAAGACCATAACTTATAATCAAGAACTTCCATCCGATGATCAGCTGGATGAATTTGGTTTATCGAATGATGCAGCGGAAACGTTAAGTGGTTTAAATGATAGCGGGGCAGATTTTAACGAGATAGCGTCAATTATATCGGCCGTCCACTGCCCTTAGATGGGTGTTGGTATAGCCCTCTAAACCTTACGGAAAAATCAAATTATAAGCCTGTATGAAGATTTTAAAATGGTACTTCATGGTAAAAATTCAGTTCTAAGTCAATTATATTTCAGTTATTGATTCATGAGTTTATATATGTCAATTTAGAAGTCTTCATGTACAAACAACCACCCAATCCGAAGCTAAAAAAAATATTTATCAATGCGTTTAGTCGTAATGATCATATCACTATGAAGGCATTGGCTGATTGTTCAGGACTGTCGATGTCGCGCGTGACGAAAGCATTAAACAATATCAAGGGTAGCAATTGCAGATGGCCAAGTATGCACATGACATGGATGCTTTACTACATGATAAAAAATTCTAACGGAAATATGACTGATGATTTACAAGATATTATCGATGGATTTACAAATAACTCCAGGGAGTTTAAAGATAAAAATTATCAGTCAACACCAGTACGATGCTTTATATACAAAGGTAAAAAAATGAACATCACTGATATTGCCAAAGCGTCAGGATTGTCACGGACAACTATCTACAGTCGCATAGAATCAAACGAATTAGAGGATGGTGATAACATTACGCTGGCAATGAAATAAAAAGGCTATTTAAATTTTAGGGCCAACTCTAACAAAATCAACATATGAGTTTTCATACCACCGATCATATTCTACCGGGGTCATATCGTCCGGCAATTCATCCTCATGTATTGTGGGAATTTGAAACCATCTATGGTTTGGGCGAACAATATCATATGTTAAATTACCCGTGCCTTCATGCTGATAAAGATTTATCATTTTTTACAATCGTCTTTGCCCAAAGTCTCTTTTTTTGATTTTAGCCATCCGCCCATCAGGATGATGGAAAACTAACCCTTCTATATCTTTACCTTCAAGCCATTTAGATAAAGCGGTAAACTCTCTCGGCGCATCGGGATAGGTTACTGCCCCCTTATGTCTAAACAAAATATGATCCGCAATTTTTTCAGGATTGCCTTGCACCTTTGGCCCTAATAATTCATAGGTACCGTCAATGAATTTGGCTATACTGTCAACCAATTCACTCCTTGCCATAAATGCCTCTACATGCCATCTATCTTCTTTTGACTCAAAGCTCACCGGAATCCAGCCAACTGTTTTACCTGTACCCCCATCATAATCAGCTAACACAAAATTATCCGGAGTGACCTTGCCTTTCTTCAGCTCCCTTCTTTTATAAAGTTTGCCATTTTTAACCAGACAACATGTTCCGTCGTATTTTCGTGTAGCAACCCCCTCGCAGGAAAACACCCAACCACAATCAGGGTGTTGCTCTGATAGCAGTTCTTTCGTATTTTCAGGGTTCCTTTTGAAGATAGTAGGTATCTTTTTAATTATCCTGCGCCTCCTATCGTAATAGATTTTAATTGGTCTAAAACATTGCCCATCGAAACAGACTCATCAGACGATGGCTTGCCTATATCTTTTTTATCGTCATCCTTTTTTTCTCTTATGCGGGATACTAGGATTTTTCTTGCATTCTTTGACATTGCATCCGTTGATTTAAGGAATTTTTCCAGATCTCTGTCCGTCCATTTTTTTACATCACTCGACACAAAATACTGTTTATCAGTAAATGGTGAGTCAAGATCCATCTTTGCATAATAACGCTCAATATGCCGTATCACTTTTGGCTTGTCTGTCTCCGGCAAGTCTACGCCGCCCCGTGCGCCCTGTAGCGCCGCTGCAGCCGAAAAAATAGCCTTTGGCACAACAGTCATACGTCCACTTATAACGTCAGCAATAGGTAATTTATACGCACCGAATTGATCTGACTTGGCGGAATCAAACCATACGAACGCCTTTTTATATTCATCTGTTGGGTTTTCGTCTGATTTTGTAAACTCTCGGATCCGTGATGTCGCCGCCACAGAATCCCAGACGCGATTCCGTTCTGAAACTTTTAAATCCTGGAAAGGGACAATAGCTTTAACCTCTAAAATCGTTGCGTCTACATTCATCGGCTCGTCGACAATGGAACCCTCCCACAACGTCGCCTTATGAATAATCCTCATCGCGCCATCCATTTCAAACTCATTCACAGAGAAACCGACCGAAAAATCAGATAAAACACCTTGCCTGGCTAAGGAAAAAGCCTCCCGTCCTTGCTGAACTTCAAGATTGATATGTCCAACGACGAATAAACCTTTGTCATCTTCATGAGAACGATCACTCGGAAAACCGCCTATAGTCCTAAAATGGTGATCCTTGAACCGTATCTGCCTATCCTTTGCGCGCATCTCAATCAATGATTCTTTGAACGCACCTTTTACGAATCGATCATTGCCCCTGTCAATTGACCAGGTAGCAATATAACCGTTAACAATACCCACCGGCACACCATTAACTGATTCCTCCTTAACCTCAAGAACCCCGCCGCCAAAATATTTATATTCAACTGCTTCTTTGCCCTTGGATTTATCATCGTCATCATCTTCGTGCGCTCTATTCATTTCACTATCCTCCTCATCATCATCGCTACTAATATTTATCGGCCCTGATGTTATATCCCCTTGAAACTCATGCGTGTGATTTTCACCATAACTATCTGTTGATGTTTGTTCGCTCATCACTTCGTGCCAGTGTAAATTCGGATCACTAACTTTTTTAATATCAGGCCCCGTTTGCTTTCCGTTAAATAACGTATGGATATGTCGTAATTGTTTTGTCTCAACCATGTATTGTTTACCACATTAAGTTTATGAATTAATCATATGCGGTTGTAGCCAATCTTTAAAACGTCCGTTTTCCGACCATTGTGATCTTATCACGCCGGGGTTTAACGCCATCACCTGAGCACATAAACCCTTTCTTCACCAGCGTTTCAAGATCCTTTTTATGATTATTAGCCATAATTTCTGAAAAAAAATCATCTACCGTCATCATCTCTTCCTGGCCATCAGATAACGTAACGTATGGGTATGTTTTGCTTGTTTTGTGTCTATTCTCTACCATCATCTACTCTTTTAAATTTAAGTTCGTTATTTCAATGCCAATGTCTTTTGTTTTTTATCTTGTATGGCCCAGTGAAGCATAAGCCGCTCTTCCTCATTTTTTTTTAATAAATCCTGCAACTCATCTCTAGCGTACCTTGACGCAAACTCTGTGCTTTTTTTCAATAGTTTGAAATAGTTTGTCATTTAACTGTCAATTATTAAGTACTATAAACTGAACTACACCGGCAATTTACAACATTTTCTACCGTCGCGCCGAAACTTGTATCGCCAGGGAATCTCAATTGCTGGCCCATGACGATAAAAAAATCCTCGATACGTTGCAATTGAGAGTCGGCGTTAACATGCGCAGGTCTAACCCTTTCGTCACCAACCGTCACCCATTCTTTAGTGACCGGCTCTTTTGGGCTTTGAAGTGTTAGCGGTTCCTTGCCTGAAAAAATATCCGCCTCGGCGCTTTTGGTTGTCTCTGCCATTGTCTGCGTTTCAAGTGACGCTATTCCCGTTTCACGAGATCTAAGCTTCTTAGACAATATAGCGGAAGCATTAATAGATCGCTCAATCTGATCCGCTGTCTCACTAATGGCAAGTTCCGCTGCGGTGTGCATGTTTTTTTGTGTGGTATCTAAAATAATCCTAGATTGATTGATGGAGTTTCTTTTGATAAATTTTGATATTGAGTTTTTCAATAACTCTTTTTCCGCTAAATCCAACGTTATCTTTCCGTCGAAAAGCCGATTCAACGTCCTCCCCTCAAATCTACGAGACACTGATTTATAATGATCTGCTAATATTTCCGTCATGGCAGATCCGAAAAATGCTGCACTCGTAACAGTTCCACGCAGCATGTCAGATTGAAATTTAGTAACAATAGTTGTATTTAATTTCCTTATTTTTCTCCTGAGTCGTTTTTCAAAAACTAACTTATCCTCAAAGTCCTGTCTAACTTGTTTTGTTATCTCTGCGTCAGATAATGGCATTTAATTTAATTGCTTTTAACAATCCTTGATGAAACCAACAGGAACCCTCTTATCATCACCGTTGTCGCCATGAAGGAAAGATTCTGCAAGGGATTCTGCATGAATTTTCCAAGCAATCTCTCCTAGACGTGTTCGCAACATATCGCCGTTTTCAGAATCTTCTACTAATAGATCTAAAAACTCCTTTTTAGTAAGTGTCTTTTTTGTCATGAGTTTTTAATTACGGTTCACAATGCCGTATTAGATAGGTCATATAACAAGAATAAGCTCCATCTTGCCGGCTAAGGGCATGTTCACCCTTCTGCATATTATCATAGCGTTCAAAGGCGTTATTGTCATAGTCCTTTTTTGCTTGCAACATTGCTTGAGTGGTGGTGTTTTCATTTTTTGCCATGAGTTTTTACCTCTTATAGATATATAGTAATGCCATGCTTTTGTTTAACAATCTCTTTCAGGTTCAACGAGAACCTTTCCTGGACATCACGCATGTACAGTCTTGCTTCTTTAAAATTACGTGGATAGTGACTCAATTGAATTGAAATGTTTAAGCTAAACCCACCGTGAAAAAACATAAATATCTCAACCCCTCCCTTCCTTCTGCCGAGACTATATCCATACGCTTCTCCTGGTTCCGGAACACCTAAAGCCTCAAATTTTCGTTTTACACTTTCAGGATATAAAATACTATCCCTCCGTTTTGGGTGACTGTCAATATGTGTAATATTACTCATACTATGGCCAGTATGGGGTATCTACAAGAATACATACTTTTTCATTTTCTTTTTTATCGTGCGGTTTATAGTCGTGCCCCATATCCATAGGTATTTTATCAAAAACACTTTTAGTATGTGTCACCCTTGCAGCTATTTTATTAAATATAGGCCAGAGGGTATTTTCTACCCACGCATAAATCTCCTCATCGTCTTCAAAACCTTCCAATAAAACTAAAAGCTCTTTTTTTGTAACCGATTTAGCTGGTGGTATCTCATAACCTGTTACGGTTTGTTTCTCCCGTCTTTTCTTTCTTAAAGCTAAAAGCTCTTCTTTTGAATTAATCATCCCTCATCCCTCAATAAAGAAAATTCCTCATCCGGATCCGGTTCGCTGTCCTCACGTTCGTTGTCATCAGTAAACAAATCAGTACCGATAGGCACTAGCGTTGCTGGGGACAAAATCTGATCGCCCCCTTGCACTGGCTCCCTGCCAATAGAAACTCTTTGCTCATTTAGCGACTCAAGATTCAAATCCCGCCTCAATTTAAGTTCATCATTGCGACGAGAGGACAGGGCGGTAATGGAATCTACGTCATAAGTTATCTTTAATTTTGCAGGGTCTTCTTTATATCTTGGCATTAATAAATTCGTTAACCCGCCGAAAAGTTTATCTGCCAACGGAAGTACTGCATCATCATAAAGTGCGAGTCGAGAATCTTTTAAATTACTAAATGTTGCTCTGTCAGTTGAGATTAGCGTTAACGGAACTTTGTATTGTGATGCGACGGCTTGTTTAGCCATCATCTGTAAATTGGCAAAGTCCATATCTTTGTTATTAATCCCTAATTCTTTTATATTCAATTTTCCCCCGGACGTAACGCCAATCTCTCCAGCTTTAGACGCGCCACCGTATTGACTTCTTATGCGATCTTTTATTTCCTCAAAATCGTCAGGGTTCAGGTCTTCCTCAAAGTGAAAAACTAGCGATGTCCGACCACCACGCTCCAACAAGCTTACATTATGAGTGTTGCCTAAAATATGCTGCCTAACTTCCGCGCTGGCCGACATTAACGGGGATTGTCCTCTCAGTAAGGAGTTATTTCGTACCGAGAAACCTCGTATCTGTTTTAGTTCCGAAAACCCATCTCTGATATAACGAACCATCCTATTTCTGTTATTTTTTTCATAACTGCCGCTCATGGAATTACCGGATATAATGAATCTATCAACCATACCTTGGCTGCCTTCGACATCATTGGCATTTGCAGGGCTAATGGGCTGAAGTTCCAAAGGAGGGCGCTCAACGTTACCTAGTGCGACAATATACGAGTTACCTGTAATCAGATAATGCTTTCCAATCGCTTCAAAAAAAGAATCTTTTGTAAAAAAAGCTGATGGGCTTCTAAGTAAATCAAGTATAGGGTGATCGGTTATAAAAAAGTTATCGTCTTGTTTTTTAATAACAGGCTCAATCGAGGAAAATGCTTCCGCAATCATGTTAATAGGTATACTGACTGCTGTTGATTTTTCGTACAAAACTAATGCGCTGGTCGCTGTTGCAGCAGTGTGATGACCAAAAATCATGAAAGATCCTAGCGCATGTGTTGTTCCCAACACTACCGATTTTTTCTCTGGTTTATTTTTGAAGGGCCACATTTAAGCGTCTACCTTATTTGTCGATGCTGGAGTAGGCGCAGGCGGTGGCGATGTTGGCCTCGTATTTGGTTGTTGTGAAAATTTACCCTTCTGAACATTTCGCATACTTCCTTCAGTTAATGGTCTTATCATATCTATTGTTAAGCTTCCTATTTACATTGTTCCTACAAGCCTATGCCCAGTTTATACGAACGCGCCCGGATAAACCTTCGAGAGCATATCGGCACGCATCAATAATATGGTTATTTCCCTTCTCTAAAATCGGCAATATTTCCTCGGTCTTTTTATCTACTTTCCAACTATAAGATTCAAATTCAGCTAAGGTACGACTACATCGCGGATGGATAACTATGTCATAGGATTGCAAAAACTTTACACCTTCGTCAACGCTTCCAGCCCCTTTTTTTGACGCTTTCATTCTAAACCCCTGACGCTTTAAATAACTAATCGTTTCCGGCCTCGCACAATCAGCCGTTATTGTCCATTTCCGTGATCCCGGAACAATATCATAGAGAGCTGGCGTATCATCAATTTCTATGCCTATGCTATATGCTTCATAATCAATATAAAGTTCACGTTTTTTATCATCAATCCACATCCGCACTAAAGTTGTCGGATCAACAGAAAACCCAAAATCGGATCCATAATAAAGCACATCGTCATCTGATGGTTTGATATTTCCATCAACTCGATAGTGTGTAAAAACCCGCGACTTTGATCGCTTTAATGTTTGACCCTCCCATACATGTAAATATAAATCATAGTCTCTTTTCTTGTCGTATTCCATTTCATCGCGAGAAATGCTTGTGAACCATGGATTTTTATCATAATTCACCTGTCGAATGAAACTGTTAGGGGGGGTGGAGTCAATAAATCGTTTCTGTACCGGATCACTATCTTTATTTGGATTCCATTCTATCCAAAGCTCCGAACCTTCTTCACGAACTGTTGGCATTAAATCAATCCA